CTTGACTACAACCCACAAATGTCAACAGGTTTGAATGTTGATGACACTGGTTCGACATTTGCTGGAACACTTAACGGACGTTTCAAAGTATACATTGACCCATACTTCTCGTCTGCAAACAACACTGACTTCGTAATGGTTGGATTCAGAGGTACATCACCATATGACGCTGGATTCTTCTATTGCCCATACGTTCCACTACAGATGGTTCGTGCAGTTGGTGAGAACAGTTTCCAACCAAAAATCGGGTTTAAGACTCGTTATGGATTGGTTGCTAACCCATACGCAGAAGGTACAACAGTTGGTAACGGTGCTCTTACAGCTCGTGCAAATACCTACTACAGAATCTTCCGTGTAGACAATATCAATTCTGTATAATAACTATAAAATAGATTGATAGTACTTAGGGGGAGTTTTACTCCCCCTTTTTTTTGGCATAAATATTAGGTGAAAAGGAGATTACAATGGATCTTGTATCAAATTCTGTAAATTTTTTAAATACACAAAACTTTACATTTAATAGTAATATGTGTCCATCATTAGGCCCATATGTACAGGAATTAACTTTGCCTGGCATACAGTTAGGAGAAGCAATTGCAGAAACTCCTTTCGTTGCAAGAAAAGAGCCAGGAGATAAGTTAATATATTCTCCGTTGGGTATTTCATTTACAGTAGATGAAGATATGAAAAACTGGTTGGAAGTTTATGACTGGATTACCGCTCTTGGATTTCCAGAAAATTTTCAACAATATGGAAGCTTTCAAAACGCAAAAAGAATTAACTTAAAGTCTGTATTTGATGACCTTACAATTCTTGTAAATAATAATCAAGAGCGACCAATTATAAGAGTCACATTTAAAGATGCATTTCCTATCTCTATTGGAGATATCCCATTAACAACATCTGCAACAGAGTCGGCCCCACCAGTCGCACAGGCAGATTTTCAATACAGAAACTATGTGGTGGAACGATTATAAATAGTTATTAATTGAATGGATTTTTTATTATGAGTGAATACTCTAACTTATTATCAAAAATAGCAGAACTTACCAAAGAGTCCGAAAAGGATGTTAAGATTGATTTTCTGAGACTAGAAGACGAACTAGTTCACAATCAGAATCTAATTGGTAAGTGGATGACCTACCAACAAGTAAATCAGACAAAACTCCAGTTTATTGAACTCGACTATAAAAAATTAGTCGGAGATAAAATGAAATACTATACAGGCAAGATGTCTGAAGATGAAATCATATCCAAAGGATGGCAGATAGAAGGAACGAAAATTCTTAAATCTGATGTTGGTTCTTGGATGGATAGTGATCCAGATGTTTTAAAGTTAAAGAAAAATGTTTTACTTCAAAATCAAATTTTAGATTTAATTAGTAAGACGCTAGACATATTAATAGACCAAAAGAAATGGACTATAAAAAATTACATAGACTGGAAAAAGTGGTTAGAAGGTAATTAATGTCTAAATTTTATGCTGCTAAATTAAATGAGGTTTACTTGCAAGTAGACGCAGATGAACTTCATATGTTAAAGGAACTTGTGGACTACTTCACATTTAAAGTCCCTGGCGCCGAATTTATGCCTGCATATAGAAATAAGTATTGGGATGGTAAAATACGATTGTTCAATCCAACCAATTGTAAGTTGTATGTTGGACTACTAAATCAATTAAAATTTTTCTGTGATAAAAATGGTTATGAACTCTCCTTTGAAGATGATTTAACAGACACAAATTTTACAGATAACAATTTACAAGAGTTGTGCAAATATATCGATCCACATAGTCAGGGGAAGAAGATTGATTATAGAGATTATCAACTTGATGCTATCAAACATGCAATCAACTACAACCGAGCACTACTACTTTCTCCTACTGCATCAGGTAAATCTTTAATTATATACACATTGGTAAGATTTTATAATATGCATCCTAATGTAAAGGGAAAGAAGATATTGATAATTGTACCAACAACATCTCTGGTTTCCCAGATGTATTCTGACTTTGCAGATTATGGTTGGAATGTAGAAAAATATTGCCATAAAATATTCCAAGGACAAAGTAAAGAAACCGACAAAAAAGTTGTAATATCTACATGGCAGTCCATTTATAAAATGCCTAGAGATTATTGGGATCAGTTTAATGTTGTAATAGGTGATGAGTGTCACTTATTCAAAGCGAACTCATTAAATAAGATTATGGACAGACTTACTAGTTGTAAATATAGATTTGGAACTACTGGAACTTTGGATGGAAGTAAAACTCATAAATTAGTTCTGACTGGATTGTTTGGTGATGTAAAACAAGTTACCACTACAAGAAAACTAATCGATAGCAAAACCCTTGCAGACTTTAGTATCAAGTGTATAGTATTAAAATATCCAGAGAAGATATGCAAGGAAATGAAAGGAACCAAATACGCAGATGAAGTAGAGTGGATTGTCACAAATAATCGCAGAAATGAATTCATCAAGAATCTGGTTCTTGATTTAAAGGGCAACACACTTGTCTTATTTAATTTTGTGGAAAAACATGGAATCCCATTACATAATTTGTTAAAGGATGGTGCAGATGAAAACAGAAGAGTCTTTTTTGTGCATGGAGGAGTTGACGCAGAAATTAGAGAAGAAATACGAAGAATTACGGAAAAAGAGAAAAACGCAATTATCGTTGCTTCTTACGGCACATTTTCTACTGGTGTCAATATTCGTAATTTACATAATGTAATTTTTACATCTCCTTCAAAGAGTCGAGTACGAAATCTTCAATCAATAGGAAGAGGACTGAGGAAGGGAAACAACAAAGAAAGTGCCGTGTTGTATGATATCGCTGATGATATGAAGTACAAATCACATATGAATTTTGCACTGAGGCACTTTTATGAAAGACTAAATATTTACAACGAAGAGAAATTTGACTTCAAAATTCATGAAGTTAAGATTTCTGAGTAGTTTAAAAAAGGATTATTTCCGAAATGAATGTTGAGTATAAATTAATTAAACTCATAACAAAAGAAAATATAATCACTCAAATCACTCCCGAAGAAATAGAAGGGAAGGGTTATATAATTTTTCATAATCCATATGAGATTAAATCATTCATAAACCCTCAGAACGGAGAGTTTAGCACTACGCTCATTGATTGGTTAAATTTTTCAAGAGATAACTTTACAAAAGTCGCACTTAATGATATAATTACTGTTAATGAACCACATAAAGATCTAGTTGACCATTATCAAATGATTTTAAACAACAAAAATTTTAATGAACAGATTGATAAAGAAGTCGGAACTGCTCCCCCAGAGAACAGTGTAAGTATTGATGAACCAGAAGAACCTTCACAAGAAGACTTCTTAGAGATGTTAATAAAGCAGTCTAATAGGACAATACATTAATATCCTTAACCATCCACATAGTGGATAATACACGGTTGTCAAGGACTTGTCAAGAGAAAAAAATAAAAAAATAAAAAAAAAATTGATTGACACGTTAACCATTTTGTGGTAGTATGTACATAACTTTATTAGGAAAAAAATATTATGCCAAGAACTAAAGACAAAACCAAGAGAAATCATTATGTTGACAACAAACTCCTACTCCAAGAAATGATAAAGTATAAGGATGCAGTCAACCAGTCAAAGGAAGATGGGACAGAACGCCCTAGAGTGCCTAACTACATAGGCGAGTGCATTATGAAAATTGCCCAACATCTTTCCTATAAACCAAACTTTATTAACTACACATATAAAGATGAAATGATATCTGATGGGATAGAAAATTGTTTGTTGTACATTGACAATTTTAACCCAGAAAAATCATCGAACCCTTTTGCGTATTTTACTCAAATCATTTACTATGCGTTTATTCGAAGAATTCAAAAGGAAAAGAAACAATCTTATGTTAAGTATAAGTCTCTAGAAAATCAAGAACTTCTTGATGAAGTAATGGCTGGCCCAGATAATAGTCAGATAAAAAGAGGTGTCTTAGATTTTGTACACAGTAACATGGATCAATTTCTTGCCGAATTTGAAGAAACTCAAAGAAAAAAGAAAGAGAAGGCAAAAGAGAAAAGAATGCAGAATAAGGAAGTATAATTTATAATGAAAATTGCATTGATTACGGACACCCATTTTGGTGCCCGAGGCGACTCTATTCTATTTCATAATTATTTTTTGGAATTCTATGATAATGTCTTTTTCCCTTATCTTGATGAAAATGAAATTGACACGGTTATTCATTTGGGTGATGTAACCGATAGACGAAAGTTTATTAACTATAATATCTTAGATGGGTTTAAAAGTAGATTTATTGAGCGTCTTAAGAAGTACGACACATATTTCATCATTGGTAATCATGATGTGTATTATAAGAATACAAATCGCATTAACTCAATGGAACAGTTATTTGGTGATGAATTAAAAATTTATACTGAAACTACAACTCTAAATTTTGACGGAACCGATGTATGTTTTATTCCTTGGATTAATTCAGAAAATTATGATAACACAATATCTCATTTAAAGAAAACCAAAGCAAAAATTGCGATGGGACATCTTGAAATCGCAGGATTTGAAATGGGCGCAGGATTGATGTGTCATGATGGCATGGATAAAAAATTATTCAAGAATTTCGATATTGTGATGTCTGGCCACTTCCATCACAAATCTCACAACGGAAACATTCATTACTTAGGGAATCCATATGAAATTACATGGGTTGATTGTAATGATAAAAGAGGTTTTCATATTTTTGACACTGAAACATTAGAACTAGAACACATTATAAACCCATATAAAATGTTTCATAAAGTTTATTATGATGAAGATAAGAAACTTTCTGCAAGTAAATACAAAGACAAATATGTTAAGTTAATTGTAAAAAATAGAACAGACTCCTATAAGTTTGATGTTTTTGTGGACGAACTTTACAGGAATGAAGTTGCTGAT